ACCACGAATTAGGCCCAGTTAGCGGTGCTATTTACCGTGCGTTGCCTGATCGCAAAGGTGCTAGTTACCAAAGGGTTCCACTTCGACCAAAGCACTAACATGAAACTAAATGTGAGTAGTGTTCATCCGTCTAGTCTTACGCGACACGAGCAGGATTGCTTACGGTACATGGCGATTGCAGCATATCCTTACGAGACTTGTGGGCTTATTCACAAGCACAACATTATCGTTGAGCTACCCAACACATTTGCCGGTGATCACAAGCTGGGTTACGACATGGAGTTCAACTTGCACGATCCAACGATTAAGGCAATCTGGCATTCGCACCCGAATGGGCTTGAGGTGCCTAGTCGTGATGATATACCGTGCATACAGTTACTCGCCGAGCGTGGGTTTAACTTCCACCACGTAATCGTCACTCCCAAAGCAGTTTTCGAGTATGAGGCTAAGTTAATTGACAGCTCCGCAGCCTGAGGATGCACAAGCAGCTGCTAGTAATTGGCTGCTGAAATACCTTACGGTACAACAACTTTACGACACAAAGATCGTAAGTATGTTGCAGCGTGCGCAATATGATGCTGGCGTGGCCGCCGACAAGTGGAACAGGACAAACATTGGTGATCGGACGAAGCGATACCAGTTCAACTTGGTTAAGGACGAAATACGCACGATCATCAAAACAATGTTCAAAGACCTTGTGCCAGTTATCAATGCGGGACAACAGGACGCTGCCGAAGCAGCAGCGAAGGCTGCTTTGGCGCAGGATGCGCAGGTGTTAGATGTGTTGTTCCCGAATGATAAAGCGCGTGAAGCATGGGAACAGAGCTTCATCCTCTCAGCCCGCCACGGCATCCAGGCAGCTATCTTTCGTATAACCAAGACGAAGCTTCCACTCAGCTCGCAGGTGTACCGGACTAGCGCGATGGAGAGCGGGCGATTAGATCGCAAGATCAACAGCGCACTGGCCCGTGGAGCAAGCGCCAAAGAACTGGCTGATTTGGTCCGTAACGATATAAAACCATCTGTCCCAGGCGGCGTAAGCTACGCAGCGATGCGACTCGGGAGAAGCGAAATAAACAACGCTTTCCATGCTATGTCAGTTGATCAGGCCCAGGAGGATCCATGGGTGGAGCAGATGGAATGGCACCTCAGCAAGGTCCACAAGCCTGATCCTGGAGATTTGTGTGAAAAGTATGCCGACACACAGTATTTTCCGAAGGACGAAGTACCACCAAAGCCACACCCTCAATGTATGTGTTACGTTACACGTAAAGAGATGTCGTGGGATAACTTCACAAGTGCACTAGAGTCTGGTAAGTTCGATGACTTCTTTGAGAAGAAGTACGGTATGCCGGCCGCATAACTTCAGCGGAGTCGGTCCACTAAGAGGTACGCTCCGAGAACATCATCTATCACCTAGGAGAATATCGTGGTTCAGCAGCCCGAATGGTTCGTAATCTGGGGCGGTGAAGGTGAACGCGAGAACGAAAGCCAAAGCAACCAAGGCAATAACCAATCTGGCGATACTGGTAAACCTGGCGATGGAAATGCTGGACCGGGCGATGATGGTAGTGATGTCGAATCTCGCTTACGTGATCTTGAAACGAAGCTTGATGCCGAGAAGAAGGCGCGTATTGCAGAGAAGAAACGTGCCGATAAGGCCGAGACCGATCTGACAGCCAAAAACCAAGAGGGACAAGAGGAAGCAGAGCGCACTGCATCCGAGCGCGATGATTTCAAAGCAAAGTATGAGAAGTTGCTTGATTTCGTTGAGACATCGTACATCGACACCGCAATCATGAAGAACAAGAAGTACGATTGGCACGATGTAGAAGCCGTTCGCACCTTCCTCAACAAAGACAGCATTCGACTCGATATGGACACGGGAGAGATTGAAGGCCTGGACCTTGAGTTGAAAAGGCTTGCAGCAGAGAAGAAGTGGTTGCTCGTTCAGCAGGGTGATCGTGACAGCGATCAAGCGCCACCAGCTGCTCCGCCAGGCACACCACCTACTGGCTCGCACCCGGTTGGCGGGACAACTCGTCAACGCGAGACTGATCGCAACAAGTTAGGCGCAAAGTACAAACTGCCTGGTTTCGGTCCTGGCGCCAAAGCAATGTAACCCGTTGGGCAGAAAGGAATATCAATGCCTCGTTACGATAAGTTTGACCCGGTCGCAAATGGTTTTCGAGTCAATGTTGCAGCGGATTATGCTGACGCTGACTTGGGCAAAATCTTTGGCGTTGGTCTAGATTCAACTGGTAAGGTTGTCAAGGGCAACGGGCAATCTGGTGTTATCGGCGTGTTGGTTGTAACGTCGAAGCCAGGCGTTGTCGGCCCGCTTAAGCAGATCGCACGTGTAGACGTTATGACGCAGGGTTGCGTTACCGACTTCTGCGCTACAGCAGGTGTTCCAGGTACGGATGTTGGCGTGGCGGGTACTAAGTATTACAGCGATGCCTCTGGCAACATTTCTACCACGGCTACAGGTACTTACGTTGGTGTTTGCGTTGAGCCAGATCGGCTAGAAGTAAACGTCAGGGCTTCATAACCACACGGTCCCAACCCGAAAGGATAACGATGGCTGAGTATTTCCGCATCTGGGGCGGTGCTGGTAACCGTTCTGGATACATGACAGAGGGTGATATTCTCACCCATACTATCGACGGCGTTGACCTGAACCAGCTTTGGGCTGAATTCATCGACGCCAACACGATCTATAACGAGCACAAGCAAGGGATGGTTGGATTACTCACTTACCCAGTGGTTTCCGACATCGAACTTGTGCCTCAGATCGGCGATTTCAATTTTGAAGAGGCAACTGAGTTCGGCATCCCTCGCAAAGCCAACACGAACATCAGTTACTACCAGCTCGCCTACAGCTACAAGGACTGGGACCTTGGCGTTGGGTACACGTGGAAATTCTTGCGCGATGCTCCGGCACAGCAGGTAGAAGCCATACATACCAAGGCAATTCAAGCTGACCAGGCTCTGGTGTTCCGTAAGGTCATGGAAGCGCTGTTCGATCAGCGTAGCCGGGTCACAATTATTAACGCGATGACGTATAACGTCTATCCGTTGGCAAATGCTGATGGTTGGGTTCCACCGCCGTATAAGGGTGTAACTTTCGACGGCACCCACAGCCACTACCTGACTTCTGGTGCGGCAACGATTGATTCAGACGATTTCGAGACCACCGTGGGCACGCTCACCGAGCACGGCTATGGATGGGACACGGGAACGCAGATTGTCTGCTTCGCTAACCGCGCTGAAGTAAACGCGATGCGTAAGTGGCGATTTGGCCAGACGAACAACAACACCAAAGTTGCCAACTTCGATTTCGTGCCGGCCCTTGGCCAACCTGCTTTATTGGTGCCGAACGCTGAAGGTCTGCTGGGTGGGCAGGCTCCTGCGGTGTGGAACGGCTTGCGCGTCACAGGTTCCTACATGGACGTTATCGTCATTGAGGAACCGTTGTTGCCGGCTGGTTACCTTATGTTCCTGTCTACGGGTGGTGCTAACGTGGACGAGAACATCGTGGGTATCCGTGAGCACGCTTCACCGGAGTGGCGCGGGCTTAGGTTGCTTCCGGGCAACCAGCAACGCTACCCGCTTGTGGATGGCTACTACATCCACGGTTTCGGCACGGGCATTCGTCGCAGGACTGGTGCTGCGATTCTGCAGATTACGTCTAGCGCAAGCTATGCAGCGCCAACGGCATATGTCGCAGACGCTACGCAAACCCGTTAGGAGCCAACATGAGTCGCGTGATCGACTTCGACAAGCCACTTTCCGACGAAGATAAGCGCTGGCTTCATGAGCGGTCGTTGGATTGGCGTATTGAGGAGAATGAACGCAAGTTTGGGCAATCCGATACGCATGCCGAAGGCACGCCAATCGACATGAAAGCTGTATTGGCAGATGCCGGCGTGGAGGTACCAGAAGCGCCGGCAACTCCAATCTATGTTGGTGAACAAGGCCCAGGCACAGAAGGTTTCAGGGACCATCCGTTAACAGGTGTGGTTGTTGCTTCTGACGAAGATGAGGATGCTGAAGAGGCAGACTTTGACGTCAAATCGTTGACGGTGGAAGAACTTCGAGACAATCTCAGGGAGTTTGGTGAATCCACTTCGGGCAACAAAGCAGAGCTTCAGAAGCGTCTAACGAAGGTGCTTGAAACGCAGGAGTGATAAGTGGCTAAAGTAGAATTCAAGTTAGATACCATTGACCTGCAGGCCAATGTGGCTGAGTTCTCTCCAAAAGTCAACAAAGCACTCACTCTAACAACAGATTTCGCTGCCGGGCGCGGTATGGACACGATGAAGCGAAAGGCACCGTGGACAGACCGCACCGGCAATGCCCGGGCGGGTTTAGTAGCAGTAGCAGAGCACAGTGGTGCTGCCACGATGACTGGTGGTGCAACTGGCTTTTCACAGCACAAGATAGTCATGGCGCATGGCGTTGATTACGGAATCTGGCTTGAGGTCGCAAATCTAGGCAAGTTCCAGATCATTATGCCCACGTTAGTCGCTACGGCTCAAGAGATCATGAAAGCCTTAAACGGCATGTTCAGTAAGATGGATGCATCGCCTGAGATGAGGGTTACCGTCGATTTGCCAGGTGTGGTTCCGAAGGGTACTTCCCAAGGTGCGACGCAACTCGCAGGCCGCGAAGCGAGAGCCACGAAACGCGGTACTAAGAACACGGCCCGTACCGCCCAAACAGGCCCCACGAACACGACTCGGAGAACATAGTGAGTCGCGCAGCTGTGATGGACGCAATTTTGGCAGAACCACGTTTGCAGGCACTGGGTTTCGACAATACCAGTGTGTTAGCCAATTACGACGGTAACCAACGCCCAACGGATAAAATGTTTATGGTGCTACGTTGGGAAGCGCATGATATTGATGTTCGGCTTCAGCGTGGCCCGCACCACTTAGCTATCTGGGTTCACATGTACCGTGAGTTCTCAACGGATTTCAACCACATCCTAGACGTGATTGAGATTCTTGATGACGTTCTTACAAACATCACAGATACTGCTGGCGCAGATGGCCACACGGTTACAACAATTGAAGCAGAAGGACGTTCGCGTGACCTGAAAGATGATGGTTACCAAACCTTTTGTGGCTCAACAAGTTACAGAGTCATTAGTCACATAACATAGGAAGGTGTAACGATGGCTGAAGCAAAGGCGGCCACTACAGTGGAGCCTGGTACGAATATGCCCAATAAGCCTCCAGGTGATGTTCGCAGACGTGCTCCCAAAAAGGTAGTCAAGGGACCATTCGTGAAATATGTTGGGGACGCATCACATCGAATCATTCGGCCACCGCAATGGAAGCAGCTGGGCGTTCAGCTGAAGGACGAAGGCGCGACTCACGTTTGGAGTGTTGCCAACAACAAGATGATTCCTTGTTCTGAGTTCACAGACGAGCAACTGGATTATCTGCTCGTTGACGACACTCAGCCCAAGGGTGGCCACAGCTTCTTGGAAGTCGATTACGATGATGACGGCAACGTTGTTCAGGTTGTATCGTAATGGCTGAGCCGGCAATGCAAGTTGACGCAATTGAATTGCGTTGTCCCGGTACACTTCACGCGCTTCTAAAGGATGGCTTGATAGAAGTTAAATGCCATCATTGGCGATGCACCCAAGGCAAGGACGTCAGCGTGTTTCACCTGTACGATCCAATGACCGGTGACTTGGTACGAACTGAATATTACAAGGACCCAGTCAAGAGAGGATCAAAACCATGACAGGTCTTGCTGTTCCTGACGCATTGCCATATGGTATCCGTCAGATTTTACTCACGCCGTATCTGGACGCTCAGGGTACGCAACTTGCCGATGTGAGTTACCCATTGCCAGTGGCGATGACGCTCGGCTTCTCGGAAACTGAGCAATACGACGAATTACGTGGTGACGACATTCTTGTCGCAGTCCACGGGCGCGGTCCACAGGTTGACTGGTCGCTGGAGTCCGGTGGGCTTCCGATCACGCCGTGGTCAATTATCTCTGGTGCCATGGTGATTGAAGAAGGTGTAGCACCTTACCGCGCTATTCGACTTCGCAAGTCCGGCAATGACCTTCGCCCATACTTCCGCATAGATGGGCGGGTTATCTCGGACAGCGGCGGCAACATCGTCGCTCGTATCTACAGGGCCAAGGCAAACGGTAGGCTTCAGGCCGATCAACGCGGCGGTGCGTTCCAGACCAGTCGTATTGACGGCATTGGACTTCCGATGCAAGGTGACGAAGGTCGTTGGCTTTACGAGATCATTCGGTCTGAGACCGACAGCCCTTTGTCAAATTCACCTGAAGGCAACCCAATTCCCATACCGCTCAACCTTAGCCCCACCACAATATCTGCGACTAGTGTTGCGTTATCATGGGACCCGGTAGGAGTTGCAACTGCGTACGCGGTTCAGCAGAGTATTGATGCTGGCGTTACGTGGACTGCAATTGCGCATACACCCTCTGGAGCCATCACGGCTCCGCCAGTTACGGCTACTGGCTTGACAACCGCGACGCACTATCAGTTCCAGGTTGCGAGTATTGTCGGTGGTGTGACAGGTGAGTTCAGTACGCCGATCTTGGTGCTAACAGCGTAACAATTTCACAACAGCACGAGAGTCCAAGGAGACCAACATGACTGATATTAATTTGGGTAAACCACAGCCTTACATGGCTAGCGAAGCTCATGCGGATCAGCTGATGCCGCCGAAGCTCAGTGGGCAGCGTGTTCTTCCACCTACCCCGCCGGAAGTAGACACAGAACAAGTCGTTGCTCCTGTGAACCCTTATGCCCCAACGGGTTGGCGCCGTAAAGAGCGCATTGAGTTCGATGTCACGCTTCCCAGCGGACAGACAGCACGTCTAATGCGCTTCGAGCGAGATGACTTGCTGCGCTTGGGGTTAATGGAATACCTTGATACGTTTACACCAATCTTGTTTGATGCCACGCTAGATGACAACATGCGTGATGAGAAAATTCGGCAGATGCTACAGGAGAAGCCCGAAGCTATTACGGACATGTTCGTTGCTATCGACAAGGTTGTTATGGCAGCAACTTTGCGCCCGCACGTAACAGATGACAAGGACAAAGTCAACTACGGCGTTCAAAAGGATTGGGACAACCCAAATTTCACAGCTACAGTACACGTCGATGATATCGACATGTCTGAGCGTATGTACTTGTTCGGTGCTGCCTTTGGGCGGTCGATGGACGAGTTAAAAAGTGTTTGGGAACAAACGGAAAGCGTGGGAAGCGTGGCAGATGAGCCAGGCTTACAGCCGCAGTCCCAGTGAGTTATATGGAGTTTCAGGTGCAGCAGGATTATTCTTCGATAGGGGCATATTCCGTTTTGGTCGTCACGTAGAAGGTGCCATGGATCAAGCCGCTTCAGGCGCTCAAAATGAGCAGTTTGCGAATTCACACCGTTTGCGTGCTTTCGCTGAGTGTATGGGCGATGATATGTCGAAATCCTCTGCCGGCTTTGCTGATCCGTTTATGGGCGGTGCTGTAAGCTCGGTGCCTCGTGGGGAAGATAACCCTGCTGAGGATGAAGGCGTATTGCTGTGGCGTGAGGGGTGATGCAAAATTCCTGATTACGACCTCGGTAGGGCACATGGCGAAATCATCATCACTGCTGATACTCGTGGTGCTGATGAAGCTGCTACTAGCATGGCAGCTGTTGATGCCGAAAGTAAAGCTCTAAGTGGGCATCTCGCAGAAGTTACCGATGCTCTAAACAAAACGGAGCAACAGCACGGTCGTGTAGGTCAGGCAGCTTACCGCCACAGAACAGCGATACAAGACCTCAACAAGCAGTACAACCAATTCCACCAAGAGTACCAGCAAGCTACTCAGCGTAGCACCAAGATTCACCAGGAGTGGGAGAAGGCTTGGACCAATAAAGCTCCGATTACTGAGCTTTTAGAGTGGAAAAGAAAGTACAAGTTAGCTCAGGAAGATGAAGACAAAGCTCTTGAGCGAGCACAGAATACGTACGCAAGGCTTAGTCGTTCCATTCAAGACGCACAAGCTCATGTGCGCAACTTTACTACAGAGACACAAACAGCAAGCCAACACATCAAGAGCTTCGCTAATGAACTTGAGAAGGTCAATGGCGTAGTCGAGAGGGTAGCACACACACTATCCACAACTCTTCTCTCTGCATTCAAATCCCTTGCTATAGCTGGCGGTATTGGTGGAGCTGGCGGGTTATTGGGGTTACTTGGTGGCGGTGGTATTGAGGGTATAGCTGGTATTACAGCGGCTATTGCGCAACTTTCTGGTGTTATGGCGTTGATACCAGCTGCGGCCGGTGGTGCTGGGCTTGCTTTAGGCACGTTAGCCGTTGGTATGCATGGGGTTATGGATGCACTTAAGTCCATGGATGACCCGGCTAAGTTCTCGCAAGCTATACGGACGATGGCACCGGCTGCGCAAGAAGTCATGATTATCTTGTCGCACTTTACCGACTCGTATCGCGGCGCAATGCGTGAAGTTCAGCAGTCGTTGTTTGCCCCAATCGTTGACGACATACGCCCGTTGATTCAGACGTGGCTACCGCTCCTGATGCACGCCGGCCAACAGATCGGTACTGTGTTTGGCCAAGCGGCACACCAGTTTTTACAGTTTATAACAAGCTCTCAGAACCTACAGCTGATGGAGGTATTCGTCAGCAACATTACGCAAGCTATGCGGGCGTTGCTGCCGTCGATGCAGCCTATCCTAGAAGCCTTCAGGACACTTGCAGTTGTTGGCTCGCAGTTCCTTCCGCAGATTAGCAACGCAATAGTCAAGATTGCCAATGAGTTTAACAACTGGATCCAGACCGCAGCGCAAACCGGCGAGCTGCAGAAGTGGATTCAAAATGCTATCACAGGGTTTGGTCAACTCTTTGATTTCATCAAAAACGTTGGTATAGCTCTTCATAACATCAGCTCTATCGCTGACGAGTTCGGTAGTAACTTCCTTACCATACTACAGCATTTAGGTCAAGAGTTTAGGGCATGGACCGAAAGCGCAGAGGGCAGATCAACTCTCACAGAGTTCTTTAAAGCGGCTCACGCAGCAGCACAAGCACTTACACCGGTGCTACATACGCTAGGCACCGCGCTCGGCCAGTTAATGACGAACCTGCTGAATCTCGGCGTGGCTATGGGTCCGCAGGTCAATCAATTCTTCCAAGTCTTAGGTCAAGCCATAAATCAGTTGGCGGGCTACCTAATTCAAGCTGGGCCGTCGATTGGTGATGCGTTCGTTACGTTGGCTCAGGCACTTCTTCAGATAGTTCAATCTGTAGGGCCAAGTCTCCCAACACTATTCAAAGACTTCGCACAAATCCTGAAAGACCTTGCGCCGACAGTTAAGACTGTGGCAGATTTCCTTGGTCAACTGTTAGCACGTTTAACACCAACAGAATTGAAGTGGATACTTGGCATCACACTCGCATTTGTGGCATTAGCTCAGATACTTCCGGCGATAGCAACCGGCATTACTATCATCACAGGAGCCATGGCTATTTTTGAAGCCGTAGGTGCCCCAGTAATTTTGATTATCGTTGCCGTTATTGCTGTCCTTGCGCTTCTTGGCGTAGCTATTTACGAAGTCGTAACCCATTGGGACACAATCAAACGTGTCATGGGCGAAGTCTGGGATGCTATGAAGAGCTTCGCTCAGTGGGTTGGCAATGAGTTCGTTCATATCTGGGACGATGTTGTAAACGCAGTTAAAGCTTGCTGGAACGCTATTACGAACTTCTTTGGTAGTATTGGTGATGCCTTTGTAGGAGCTTGGAATACAGTCAGAACTACCGTAGCTAATTGGTGGCAGGAAGCTTACAACTGGGGCAAGAACATCATTGAAAGTTTGGCTCGTGGTATACGTGAGTCGGTTGAATCAATACTTAAGCCAGTGCTTGATTTTGTCAGCAGCTTGATACCAGATAGTTGGAAAACGCATTCGCCTGCGAAACGTGGTCCTTTGCATGATAATCCACCAGAGGACATGGGTGCTGGTCTCGTCGCTAGTTACGCAGCTGGCATTAGCGGAGCCGCACCACAAGCAGGCGCAGCAGCATCCGGTGTCGGTGGGGCTGCCGCTGGTGGGTTAGGCGGCGCAACTGGTACGGGCAAAGGTGATATCAGCACTACCGGAACAGGTTTCAGCACAGCTGGCCAAGGTGGCGTATCCGGTGGCGGAGTTAAGAAAGACTCTGGCTTTGATCAGTGGATAGATTGGCTCACAAAGGATATGGAAGCTTGGAAGAACATCTTCCAAAGTGCTTTCAATCTTGCTATGCACGTTGCTAATATTGCTATGGGCGCCACGAGACTTGTTGCAGACTTGTGGAATCGAGGCGATAACCCGCTTACGCGGCCTGGTGGTTTCTTTGGTAGAAGGCTTACACCGCAAGAGCAAGTGTATGGCGTACCGCAAGTTCAAGAAGCAGGACAAGCACCAGATGCTTGGGCGCGCAACCTCCCTGGTGGTCCGTCGGCAGGGCAAGAGGGAGTTGGTGGCGTACCGGGCGTTGATTTACACGGCAATGTCGTTAACCAACCATCTGCAGGCGGGCAGCCACCAACTCCTAAACCTTGGTGGGCGCCAGGAACTCCGAATCTGCCGCCGCCAGGCCCAGCGCCACC